GATATGGGAAACGATGGATCGGTCAGGATTAAAACCGAATAATACTACGATTAAGAGTTATTTTGAAGTATTTGAGCATGGCAATGAATAGTGGACCACGACCTCGGTAAGCTTCGGCGCCGGGGGGTCTTTTTGATGGGAGTAAATACTCGACATGAATATTTATAAAACAAAACGATGGCAGAAAGTAAGAGAAAGAATTCTTAAACGAGATAAATACCAATGCCAAGAGTCAAGACGTTATGGCAAGCGGGTATCAGCTACCACAGTGCACCACATATATCCTCTTGAGGAATATCCCGAGCTTGCGTTCGAAGACTGGAACCTGGTATCGCTATCGCAACCAGTACATAATACCATGCATGATCGAAACACAAACGAGATCACGCCAAAAGGGAAAGAATGGCAGGAGCGTAGACGGGCGGAATATGAAGCTTTTCTAAAAAGCCCCCCCTCAAATAAGCTGTGATGGGGCCTGACAGATGACTGGGCGGGTGCGGTATTTCCAATAGAGCGGCCATCAGAATAATTTTTTGAATGAAAGGGGTGAGGCAATGGCAAAGAAAAAAGCAGATCAATGCGCGGTAGAAATATATCATGCAAAAACCATTAAACAGCAAGTCGTTGCGGATATGGAAGGTCTTGGCACATATAAACCAGAATATGATAACATCATCACCATTTATGCAGATTTATTAGCGCAATATGATGAAGCACAAAAACGTTTCGAAGAAAGCGGACGTCAGTACGAGACCTATACGGCCGCTGGCGGTACAAAGAAATCCGCCATCATTGCGACCATTGAGAATCTGCGAAAAGATATTCTTGCATACTCCGACCGCCTTTGCCTGAATCCTAAATCCGTCGAGACTGTTACCACTGAAGGAAAACATACATCAAAGCTTGCGGAGGCTCTGAACCGATTTGGTTAAGGCAAAGTCGAATTACGATACAGTGATGGAGTATGCAAAAAGTATTGTGGAGGGGCGGAAAGTCGCCTGTAAAGAACAGATACAAGGCTGCCAGCGTTTTTTAAATGACCTCAAAAATCCCGCCTATGATTTTCGAACAGACGAGGCGGAATTTGTTATCAATATTATTGAAAATACCTTTGTTCATCAGCAGGGACAAAAACTAGATGGTTCACCGCTTCGATGTGAGCCTTTTTTATTGGAGCCATTCCACAAATTTCAGGTGTATAACCTTTTAGGATTTTACCACAAAGGAACCAAGATTCGGCGTTTTAAAGAAGCCTTTATCTTTATTCCGCGAAAGAATATCAAAACCAGCTTTGCGGCGGCTTTGGCCTGGGCACTCGGACTTTTGGAGCGTAAAAGCGGCAGTAAAGTCTATATTGTTGCCGCGGCGCTCAAGCAGTCCTTGGAAAGCTTCAACTTCATCAACTTCAACTTGGAGCAGATGGGCGAGAAAGAAAATTTTCGGGTGATTGACAATAACCAAGAGCATTCCATTAAAGGGGAGATAGGGGACGGTTCTCTCTTCATCCAGGCATTGGCGGCCAACCCGGACCGGCAGGATTCCCTTAACTGCAATATCGCTATTGCGGATGAGATCCACGCTTACAAGACCCCGAAGCAGTACAACATCATCAAAGAGGCTATGAAAGCCTACACGAACAAATTGATGATCGGGATCACCACAGCTGGTGACGATATGAACAGTTTCTGTTATCAGCGCCTTGAGTACTGCCAGAAGATTTTAGACGGCACAATTACAACGCCAGAGGCGGAGGCTTACTTTGTTTTTATCTGTAAGGCAGATGAAGATGAAAATGGGATTGTGGATTACACGAATCCGAAAGTTCACGAAATGGCAAATCCAGCTTACGGTGTTTCGATTCGTCCGGATGACATTATGAACGATGCCCTGCAAGCGCAAAATGATCCACAGCAGCGAAAAGACTTCCTGGCTAAATCTCTGAACATTTATACCGCCGCTTTGAAAGCTTATTTTAACTTGGATGAATTCCGACGATCCGACCATCAATATTATTGGAGTCTTGAAGAGTTGGCAAAACTACCGATTAAGTGGTACGGTGGCGCCGATTTGTCAAAGTTACACGATCTGACAGCTGCTGCGCTCTATGGTCGATATGAAATTGAAAAGGGCAAGGAAGTGGATATTGCAATCACACATGCCTTTTTTCCGGTAGTGGCAGCCGTTGCGAAAGCAGATGAAGATCACATTCCTTTGTTTGGATGGCAGGATGACGGCGTTTTGACGATGAGCAACACACCCACGGTGCATTACGACGATGTTGTGAACTGGTTTAAAAGCATGAAGAACATGGGGTTCAACATTAAACTCGTTGGCTTTGACAAAAAGTTTGGGCGTGAGTTTTTCCTTATGATGAAGCGTTCTGGATTCAAGATTGTAGACCAGCCGCAGTATTTTTACCGGAAATCCGAGGGATTCCGCAGGATTGAGGCAAAGGCGAAAGAAGGACAATTCTATTATCTTCATAATCAGGCATTTGAGTATTGTGTACAAAACGTCCGGGCAATCGAAAAAACAGATGATATGATCCAATATGAGAAAGTCGATGGCGACGGAGGAAAAAGCCGAATCGACCTGTTTGACGCTGCTGTTTTTGGAGCGGTTCAAATGCTGGAGGATTTGAGCAAATCTGGAACAGCCACAACATGGCTTTACGGGAAAAAGGAGGCATAAATGAATATCAACAATCAATTAAGAGGGCGTAATCGGATAAGATCGGAGCCGTCGCCGGATGAGCAGCACGCCATTGGCCCAACGTGGAGCGTTCCGAAATCGCTTTGGGAGTCGTTGGCGGTACCCGGGTACACCCGTTTAATCCACAACCCTGAGGTGAAAATCGCCGTTGGGAAGATTGCGAACTTAGTCAGCAACATGACGATTCATCTGATGGAAAATGCTCAAGACGGCGACGTCCGGATTCAGAATGGTTTATCACGAAAAATTGATATTGAGCCCTATTCACTCATGACGCGAAAAGCCTGGGTGTTCAATATTGTACAAAATCTATTGCTCTACGGTGACGGAAATGCCGTTGTATTCCCTAAAATGACAACGGATGGGCTGATCGATGAATTAATTCCATTAGAACCCTCTAAGATAAGTTTTGAACAAATTGAGGACAGCTACGTTGTCCAATACGGCAGCCAGCGTTTTAAACCTGATGAAGTGCTCCATTTTATGATTAATCCCAGTCCGGAATATCCCTTTATGGGGACTGGTTACCGGGTAGCGCTTAAAGATATTGTGCAAAATCTTAAACAAGCCACTGCCACGAAAAATGCATTTATGAGCGGGAAATACAATCCAAGCTTAATTGTTAAGGTGGATGCAAATACGGCTGAATTATCCAGCATTGATGGCCGGAACGAGGTGTATAAACGATACCTTGAGACCACAAATGCGGGAGAACCGTGGATTATACCCGCTGAATTGCTGGAAGTCGAGCAGGTAAAGCCACTGAGTTTAAACGACATCGCCATTAATGACGCTGTACAAATCGACAAAAGAACCGTTGCCGGGCTTCTGGGAGTACCGGCGTTTTTTCTTGGCGTTGGGCAGTATAACAAGGAAGAGTACAACAATTTTATTAGTACCGAAATACTCTCAATCGCCAAAGTCTTTGAGCAAACCCTGACAAAAGGGCTAGTGGTTAATCCAGAATGGTTTTTCCGCTGTAATGCTCGGAGCCTTTATGACTACGATCTAAATGATATGGCCAATATTGGCATGAATGCTTACGTCCGGGGCATTATGACAGGAAACGAAGTGCGGAATTGGATTAATTTGAGCCCAAAAGACGAATTGAAAAAACTGGTTATGCTTGAAAATTACATTCCGGCGTCAATGATTGGCGATCAGAAAAAATTGAACCAAGGAGGTGAAAAAGATGAATCCAGCCAATCCGAATAAACAGCTCACGCGATCCTGTGGGGCAGAACTGTCAGCACGGGATGAAGAGCGTGGCGAAAAGATCATAGAAGGCTATTTTGCGGTTTTTAACTCCCAAACAGAGCTCTGGCCTGGAGCCTACGAGGAAATAGATCCCACTGCATTTGATGGAACCCTGGGAAACGATATAAGAGCCTTAATTAACCACGATACCAGCCTAGTACTCGGTCGAAATAAGTCTGGCACATTAGAACTAAAAATCGATGGGCATGGTTTGTTTGGCAGAATCCGAATCAATGAACAGGACGGCGATGCTGTCAATTTGTATGAACGCGTGAAGCGCGGGGATGTTGATCAGTGTAGCTTTGGGTTTAACGTTCTTCAGGAAAAGACCGACTGGCGGGAGGATGGAACCGTAAAGTGGCGCCTAATGGAAATCGACCTCCACGAGGTAAGCATATGCACATTTCCAGCTTACACAGACACCAGCGTGCAGGCGCGGCATATTGAAGTAGAACAGCATCGAGAAAGGATGCTTGAGCAGAGAAAGCAAAAAATAAAGGAGAGATTAAATCATGGCATTAAAACAATTAATGATTCAGAAAAAAATTGAACAGCGCAAGGCAACACTTGAAAAGATTTTTCAAGAAACAGAAACGCTGAAGAATCGATCAGATGAGCTGGAAAAAGCTTTAGAGGAAGCGGAAACCGATGAGGAAGTCAGCATCGTAGAAGAGTCAGTCGCGGCGTTAGAGGCAGAAAAAGAAGAAAACGATCAGGAAAAAACAAGACTTGAAGGTGAAATTGCAGATCTGGAAGCTCAGATTCTGAAGTTGAATCAAAAAGCAGAAATCGAAGAAAAGAAAGAGAGAGGTACCATTGTGAAACCAAACACAGAGCAAAATGAAAAATTTGAACAGCGTGCGGCATTTAACCGCTTTTTACATACCTATGGACAGGACCGTGCGGGGTTAACCAGCACCGATGCGGAGGTTACGATCCCGACGGACATTGTTTATCAGCCACAGAACGAAATCAATACCGTGACCGACTTATCACAGTATGTTACTCAGACCAATGTCAATACTCCATCGGGCAAATACCCGATTTTAAAGCGCGCCAGCGCATCGTTAAACACGGTAGAGGAGCTAGCGGCCAATCCAGACCTTGCAAAACCAGAGTTCACAACTGTGGAATGGTCTGTTGATACTTATCGCGGCGCCATTCCATTATCTCAGGAATCTATTGACGACTCTGCGGTGGATTTGCTGGGCATCGTTGAGAAAAATGCTGTTGAACAGCGCGTCAATACCACCAACGCAAAAATTGCGGGTGTTTTAAAGGCGTTTACTGCGAAAACAGCAACAAGTTTAGATGATCTTAAGAAAATCATTAACGTTGATCTCGATCCTGCATACGGACGGGAAATTGTTTGTACGCAGTCCTTTTATCAGAACGCAGATACACTCAAAGATAAAAATGGTCAGTACATCTTACATGAAGACATTACAAGCGCATCCGGAAAAACGCTTTTAGGCATTCCGCTGCATATTGTCAATGATGAGCTTTTGGGCGTTGCCGGAGATTCAAAAGCCTTTATTGGGGACTTGAAACGTGCTGTTTTATTCCCGTTGCGCAAAGAAATCAGCGCGCGCTGGGTGGATCATGAAATCTATGGACAGTATTTACAGATTGGAATGCGCTTTGATGTGAAGGCAGCCGACGCAGAAGCTGGTTATTTTGTTACGTTTACGCCTGCGGGGGAGTAAAAACCCCGGTTGAGTCCGTCACCATCACCGGCACTGCGCAGGTTGGACAGACCTTGACTGCAGGTGTCACACCAGCAGAGGCCAGTGTAACCTATCAGTGGAAAGCTGCTGACACGGCAGAAGGTGCCTATACGGACATCACCGGGGCAACAGGCAAGACTCACAAGCTTGCTGCAGATAAAGAAGGAAAATTTATCAAAGTGGAAGTGAAGGGGTCGGGAGACTACTCCGGCTCAAAACTAAGCGCTGCGACGACCGCGGTGGCTGCCAGCGCGTAAAGGAGGGCGGCAACATGAACGATGAAGCTTTATTAAATATGTTGAAACAGGATTTAGAGATTCTACATGCACAGAAAGATGACTATTTAAAAAGTCTATTAAAATTGTCAAGAAGCCTAATTGCCCGTGAAGGTATTATGCTTGCACCAGAACCGGACAGTGAAGATGGTGGATTAATGGTCATGTATGCCGCCTGGCTATACCGTAAGCGCGCGAACGATGATGCTGTGATGCCGAGGATGCTTCGGTATGCGTTGAATAATCGTTTAATGCCACAAAAAGAAGGTGCTGGCAATGCTACTTGATAGTGGAGTCTTGAAAATATGTAGCGTGGAGAACATAGCCAATCCTGGGGATATGCCCATTGATAAGTTGGTGGAAAAGTCCAAACACTGGTATGGCGACCGCACTGTTGGGATGACGAGGTATTTCGCGGCGAAACAGGCAGACAATGAGGTCGAACGACTTGTGCGCATTTGGCAGGATAAAAGTATTACGACAAGAAATTATTGCGTTTGCGATGAAGTCCAGTACAAAATTTTGCAGGTTCAGCATCTTCTTGATGAAGATAGTCTTCGCGTGACCGATTTAACCCTCGAAAGGTTGGGTGATCCGTTTGTTGTTGACTGATGTAAAAAAAGCCCTGCTCTCCGTTTCAGATAAGGTATACCATTATACGGCGTCTGGAGCCACCGGCAATTATATTGTTTGGGCAGAAGATGGGCAAAATGATGAGCTGTGTGGGGATGGAGCAGTGCAGGCTCAGAACATTGAAGGTACGATCGATTATTATACAAAGAAAGAATATGATCCCGCCATAAATACAATCCAAAAGGCTCTTAATCAAGCCGGTATCGCATTTCGTGTCAACTCAATCCAACGAGAGGCTGATACCGGCTATATTCATTATGAATGGGTGTTCAGTCTGCCAGTGGAGGTATCGGATGGCGACTTGTAAGATGTATGCTGGAGAGGATTTTGCGCTGATGCTTTCAAAGCTGGATACTAACGCCGATATGATCGCCAAAAAAGCAATTTATGAAGGCGCTGGAATTCTGGCGGATGAAATTAACAAAAATTTAAAGCGTGTGCTGAGTGATGACGCGACAGGCGAAATGGCCAAGTCCTTTGGCATCGCACCAATCAAAAATAACTATGAGGGGTGGGATACCAAACTGGGGTTTGAAGGCTATGATTCCAAAGGCACACCAAATCAACTTAAGGCAAGAGTGCTGGAGTCCGGAAAGCACAATCAGCCCAAAAGGCCCTTTGTTAGACCGTCCATCAATAAAAAGAAAAAAGAAGTTGTACAGGTGATGGATGAAACCATCAATGAAGAAATAAAAAAATTAGATAAGTAATTTAGGAGGAAAAATTAAATGCCAAAAGGACATGTGATTAATGTTAAAAATCCTTGCTATGCAACGATGACAAGCGAAGAAGAGAAAACCTATGGGACGCCAGTTGTTTTTTCGAAGGCGATGAATGTGAAGGTTGATACCGAAACGAGTACTGAAACATTGGATGGCGACGGCGCTGATGTGGATTCCTATACCGGTACAGGAAAAACAACCATTGAATTCCAAGTGAACGATGTGCCACTCAAAGATCAAGGCGCTTTACTCGGACACCGATTTGATAAGACAACAGGTGCGCTTGTCATCGAGGCGGGGGATAAGGCACCATATGTAGCGTTAGGCTGGGCTTTAGAAAAGTCAAACGGCAAAATGCAGTACCGCTGGTACTATAAAGGAAAATTTGAAGAAATTTCCGAAGACGTGAAACAAATCGAAGGCGGGAAAGCGACATTCGCGACCCCGACATTAAAAGGCACCTTTACACATCGCACAGATGGTATTAAGGGGTGTAAATGGGATGAAGACGAAGCGACCACCCTGCCAGAAGATATTTTAAAAACTGTAACTGAACCACCGGCGAAGCCATCGGTATAAGGAGGGAAAAATGCAGATTATTTTAAATAAAGGCGAAGAAAATGAGCGCACCTTTGTGCTGCCAAGAATGAAAGCCCGATACGTAAGGGAGGCTCTCGATGTCCGGGACCGAATGGCTACAAAGATTCGCAATTCTGAGGATTTAAATAAGGAATTAGCCATTGTGTGCAGCTGGTACAGCGACAGTTTAACAGTGGATGACGTGTTAAATGGACTTTACAGCGATGAATTGATTGACTTTATCTTTGGGAGCTGCAACCAGATTATTAACGGCACCCTTGAAAAATTAACAGAAAAAAACGTCCAGGCGGGGAAGGCAAAAAGCTAACCCTGCCTGATTTTTTAAAAGAAATGTATTTTGATCTCATGCACGCGGGAATCAGTATGCGTGAGATTGATGAGATGGATTTAGACTATTATATTGCAATTTCAGATTATCACGCAGAACAACAGTACTGGGAGAATGTTGATTCCTTTGCGAATGCACCCATTTAGAAAGGAGGACGACAATGGCATACGATATCGGACCGAAGATTGGCATTGAGGGCGAGGCGGAGTTTAGGCGCTCCATTCGGCAGATCAACGACGCCTACAAGACCATGCGGACAGAGGTGGAAACTGTAACCTCTGCCTTTGAAAAAAATGATAAAAGCCAGGAAGCGCTGACCGAACAGAATAAGGTGCTGAATAAACAGATCGACCTCCAGAAGCAAAAGCTAAAGGAAGTTACAAGCGTTCTTGAAAAGTGCAAGTCAGAATACGGCGAAACCGATTCAAAAACCCTTGCGTGGCAGCGAACCGTAAATAAAACAGAGACCGAGTTAAATAAACTTGAGTCCCAACTTGAAAGCAACAACCGTGCACTTCAGACCAACAAAAACAAATGGGAGGAAGCCGCCAAAGGGATCGACAATTTTAGCGAAAAGGCTGGAAAAATTGGAGATAAAATGGCGGGTGTTGGCGGAAAGATGACTGCAGGCATCACGCTTCCTGTGATAGGTGCTGGGGTTGCTGCCACAAAAATGGCTTCTGACTACGAGGAGGCCCTAAATAAGACCGATGTGGCTTTTGGCGACAGCTCGCAGAAAGTAAAAGATTTTGCAGATACTACCCTTGATAACTTTGGTATCGCGAGGGGATCGACGCTGGATATGGCTGCTCTTTTCGGAGATATGGCAACCAGTATGGGGCTTACGACTGATGCGGCGGCCGATATGGGCATTGAGCTGGTGGGCCGCGCTGGGGATTTGGCGAGCTTTAAAAACATTGGCTTAGAGCAGGCGCAAACTGCTTTAGCAGGCATATTTACCGGAGAAACCGAAAGTCTCAAAACACTTGGCGTGGTTATGACCGAGACAAACCTGGATGCTTATGCCCTGGCAAATGGATTCGGTAAAACAACTAAAGAAATGACAGAAGCTGAAAAAGTTAACCTGCGTTTTCAATATGTTATGAATGCCACGCGCAACGCTGCCGGTGATTTTGCGCGGACCAGCGACGGTACAGCGAACAGCGCGCGAATTTTTCAGGAAAGCCTAAAAGAACTGGGCGAAACCTTCGGAGAAGAGCTGCTTCCAGTTGTGACGCCGATGATCCAAGAAGGAACGAAGTTGATCAAAAGCTTCGGCGCTTTAGATTCACAGACAAAACGCACCATCATTACAATCGCCGGTTTTGCGGCAGCAAGTGGCCCGGTGTTAACAGGTGTTGGCAAGATGACCCAAGGCGTTTCCGGACTGGCGAAAATACTTGGCTCAGAAGGCCTGCTCGGTAAGCTTAAAGGGGCGGAAGGCGGTGTTACGAAGTTAAATAGTGGCGTGAAGGGATTAATCCCATTGCTTGGTAAAGCTTCCAGTTCAGCCGGTGTACTATCCGGAACGGTTTCAGGTGTTGGGTTCGGTGCTGTTGCTTTAGCTGCTGCTATCCCAACTGTTTTAACTGGCCTTGGAATGTGGTACCAGCACTCCATTAACGTTCGGGACGGAAGTCAGGCGATCATTGATAAAGCTCAAGGTGTCATTGATAAAAACAATGAATTAACTACTAACATCCAAGCAAATATTGAACAACGCCAAGCAAGTTTGCAATCAATAAACGATGAAGTAACAGCTAACCAAGGGTTAACCGATCAATTATTCAAATTGAATGAACAATACGGTGGCACAGCTGAAGCAAAAACTATACTTCAGCCTATTATTGACGAACTAAACCAAAGAGTCCAGGGGCTTAATCTAACCTTAGATGAAGAGACAGGAATGCTTTCTCTAACTAGGGAAGAAATTAACAAAATCATTGAAGCCTATAAAGAGGAGAACCGCCAATATGAATTAAGAGAACAACACAAACAGGTGGCACTCGACCTTGCTGAAGCCGAAAAAATTTACAGTGAAGCAGTTTCAAACTGTCAAAGCGTTCAGGATCAACAGAACTCTGTTTTAAAAGAAATAGAGGAAAAATACGCTAATGTAAGAGGCGAGCAGGAAAGATCTAAACTTATACAAGATGAGTATGCTTGGCGTACGCTAGCACTAACTGATCAACAATATGCAAATATTCGTGCTATGGATGAGGCAGCCCAAAAAGTAAATGGGTTGAGAGATGAACAAGAGGAGCTCATTTCTCAAATAAATAGTGAGCCAGTTAAGGCGGCCGAGCATGTAAAAACAGAAATGTATAAAGCTGGCGGTGATGCTATCCAGAAGTATATAGAGGGGGCTATTGGAAAAGCGCCTGATCTGAATAGAACTTCTGACCAAATATCTCGTAATGCAGCGGGAGCTGCAAGCGCTGGAGATGTGAAACTTACTTGGTCAACCTCTGGATGGAATCTTGGTGATGCTTTTCGGCAAGGATTGTTATCAACTGGTGGAATGTATAGTCAGACTGCGCGAGACGTTGCTCAAAGCGGAAGCGATGCGGCTAAGTCGAAAGAACAAGAGTATCGTGGTACAGGTGGCTTACTAGGAAGAATTTTTGGAGATGGTTTAAGAGGGCAGAAACCTGATGCAAATGCTGCTGGTCTTGAAATTGCTAATGAATCAAAAAATGGTCTCAATGCAGGTATGACCGATTGGGAAGAGGTAAAAAGGAATACGGAAAATTTGGCGAGTAAGGTTGGAGAATGGTTTAAAAGTATTTTAGGCATCAATTCCCCGTCAACTGTTTTTAGGGGCTACGGAGTAAATGTCTTGCAAGGCTTTATCAACGGTCTCAGCGAAATTGATATTCGCAAGATTGTTACCAACTTGTCTCTGGATGTTTTGAATGCCTTTGAGAATGGACAACTTGGCTTGGATACCTTCCTCGAAGCTCTCGGCGGCGGCATGAACGGCATCAACGCCTTTATTGACTTCGCGCGGAGTAATCTTGGCGAAGGCATGAGTGGTATTCTTGACCGTTTAGCGGGTTCTTTCTTTACTGGAGCCGGAAACTCCGCAGTCGCCATGACTGGCGGACTTTTGTGGCCGTCAGACTATTCAGAAATCACCTCATGGTTTGGTGCCCGCCCGGCATCAGATACCAACGGGATTGGCTCAACCAACCACGGCGGCCTTGACATTGGCGCGCCCTATGGTGCCCCGATCTATTCCGCTGGAGCAGGCACTGTCACACTGGCAGACTGGTACGGCGGATACGGGAATGCGGTTATGATCGCACTGGACAACGGCTTTACAACCCTGTTTGGGCACATGTCTTCTATTGGCGTAAGCGCAGGAGACCGCGTGGCGCCGGGACAGATTGTCGGGTTAGTCGGTAGCACCGGGAACTCTACCGGGCCCCACCTGCATTACAGTATTTTCCTGAATGGACAGCCCATTGACCCGGCACAGTTCTACGGGTTCGACGTGGGCTCCAGGCGAATTCCTTTCGACATGCCCGCGATGGTACACAAAGACGAGATGATCGTCCCGGCCCGGGAAAACCCCTATGTTAACAGCGGTGGCAGTATTCTCGGCGGCCTGTTCGATGGTTTAGACCAGCGGATCGCGGCAGCCGTGGCACAGGCGCTTGAAGGGCGTAAAGGAGGAAATGTTAATTTTAACCAGACAATCGTTACACCGGAGCCGTCGCCTTCCCAGACGAAACGGCAAACGGAACGTTTACTGCGGAAAATGATACTTGATTAGAGGTGGGATATGCAAAAATTGACATTTATAAACGATGAAGGCAGAGTACTGAAGCTTTTCGATAACCCGCATGTGCTGTTCGATTCGATTGAGGGATTAGAGCGAATCGCCGGAGTAAATGAAACTTCTCAGGCCGTTCGCCAAGATGGAACAACATTAGAATATACAAGCTTCGATGAGCGCCCAATAACCTTAAAATTTGCAGTAAAAGGCAAAACATACGAGGACTATTTAGCCGCACGAGACGAGGCTTTAGCGGCGTTTAATCCTAAAAATGTTGGAGTGCTGTATTATGAAAATAAGGGCATTTTTAGAACATTAGTATGTAAAGCTGATGAAACGCCAGATATGCCGATTAATGGCATTCAAACTTGGACAAAATGTGAGGTTTATTTAACGGCAAACGACCCGCTGCTTTATAATCAATTCACCACATCCGAAGAAATCTCCACCTGGATCGGCGGCCTGAAGTTCCCCTTCAAGCTGCCGTTCCATTTAAAAAGGCGCGGAGAACCGAGAGTCAATATTATCAACAGCGGCCACGTTGAAACGCCCGTGCAGATTATCTTTAAAGGCCCGGCGTATAACCCGACCGTAAGGCTTTTGCAAACCGGGGAGTACATCCGCGTAAAGCGGGAGTTAACCAGCGACGACACCCTGTATATCGACACCACCTTTGGTGTCAACAGCGTTGAGATCGAGCGGGATGGTGTGCGGGAGAACGCATTTAGTGCCATTGACTGGCGGAGTGATTTCTTCCAACTGCGGGTTGGGGATAATCTGGTGGAGTATACCACCGAGAACCAGCTGGTACCGCAAAGTGTGGAGATTCGGTTCAGGGAGCGGTATTTGGGAGCGTGATGAAAGATGAAAAATAGTATGAAAGAAGTAGCGGATCTTCTAGGTGTTAGGATTGGAGAAAAATTTCACATTAAATTCGCGGATGGCGAAAGACTATGCAATGAAATTTATTATTTTACAGAAAATGGCATAGCTGGCCCCGATGCGTATGAGTTTCAAGATGATTGGGACAGTTATCTTATTCGTATTCTTCTTGGAGAATATGAAATAGAAAAGATTTAGTAATGCAACAGCACTCGAAAGAGTGCTTTTTTAATACCCGAAAGGTGGTGAGAAAGTGGCAGAACATGATGGATTTTTTGATGGCGATACCGAATACGGGCAAACTGAGCTTTTGAGGTACTACGACAACCTGTTTTACTCTGGAATCGCGGTTTCGAGCGCCGGCGTGATGGACTATGCCGTGACCGCCAGCGCTGGAAAGGTGCAGGTGGCAAAGGGCTTCTCGATTTTGAGAGGGGCCTGGAATTACAATGATTCAACCAAAAGCATGACGGTCACGCCGGACGCCAATTACGACCGGATTGACCGGGTGGTGATCCGGCTGGATTACAGCGAAAAGACCTGCCGAATCGCTTTAAAACCTGGAACAGCGGCCAGCAGCCCAGCCCCGCCGAGCCTACAGCAGGACAGTATCCGGCACGAGTTGTCCCTGGCGCAGGTGCGTGTGAGCAAGGCCGGACAGCTGACCATAACCGATGAACGGTACCGGGAAGAACTGTGCGGTGCCATCCGACCAAAATATTTTAATGAGATGGGCACCATGCTCAAGGCGTTCCAGGCGCAGTTTGACGCTTGGTTTGAAAAACAGCAGTCTTTGGGCTGGCGGCCTTTTGCGATACAGGTAAATGAGCCAGCGGATAAGGTGGTTGGTATGATATGGATTTAGCAAAGATTAACGTCTTTGACAAAGAGATGAACTTTCTTGGAAAGGTTGACCGCTATAAGTCCCTGATCTATGTACGCAAATGGCAGTCCTACGGAAGTTTTGAATTCCATGTCCC